GATAGACTTCAGTTGGCAACCGTAGGCAATGCGATCCAGTTCTATTTCAATGGGCCACAGCTTCTAAACTACTCGTACACGGTTTCCAATCTGCTTAATACGTGGACGCACGTCGCAATCACTAGAAGTGGAACAACCGTCAGGATGTTTCTTAACGGAACACTGGTTGCTTCAGGCACAAGTTCAGCCTCTCCAGACCTTTCCGGTTTAGGACTTGGCAAGCAACTCAACAACAGTATTTACCACGGATATTTTAACGGCTACATCGACGAATTCAGAGTAACTAAAGGCGTTGCCAGATACACCGCAAACTTCACTCCAGCAACATCCGCATTTCCCAACTCTTAAGGACTAACAAGTGCAATATTGTCAAGTATCGCCAAACGGTCAGATTTCAGGCCCACAGTGGCTACCACAGTCATTCACGACTGTTTCCAATTTCAATGCACTCGACGATGCGAGTCTAGCCACATACGGCTATTACCCTTACACCTCGTCGCCAATCCCAAGCTATAACCCTGCCACACAGCGACTTTCCCAGAGCTTTGCTTTTGATGGCACATCCGTATCAGACACATGGACGGTCGTTGATCTGACAGCAGAAGAGCAGCAAGCCTACATAATCCAAAGGCTCACCGAAATCGGCAACGGTATCGGCTCATTTCTCGATCAAGCGGTGTCCGTGAAGCAGTACGACAGCATCCTTTCAGCCACAAGCTGGACTCTGAGCAACATCACGACCTACAAGTCTGAAGGTGATGCCGCAATCGCTTACCGCGACTCAATCTGGAGCTTGTTTTATAGCATGGTTCAGGCTGTCCAGGCGGGTACTCAGGCTGTCCCTACGGTGGGCGAATTCTTCGCATCACTGCCACCTCTCTGGCCTGTAAACAACGGCAACGGAACATCCAACGGAACAGCTAACGGGCCAATCTGATGACATTTAGTGCCGCTGCCAAGAACTTCGTGTTTCTGATCACGGTTGCAATCTTGCTGCTGTTGGTTGATCTGGTCAAGTGGCAAAGCGGCAACGTGACATGGTCTGAAGCGATCTGGGAAGTTAACCAGCATTCTCTCAGCTTTGCTCTCGGCGTAGGAATCGTTCTGGGTCACTGCTTTACCGTTCCAAGAGGGCTATCCAAATGACCGGACGCGAATTACTCGACTGGCTCAGGGGCAAACCCAAAATAACGCCAGAGGAACAAGCAAAACGGCTCGCACGGCAAAATGCAATTCAGCGATACAACGCAGACTCCAGACGGCACGCCCAGTTGGTCACCCAGCTTGTCAATGCCCCTCCACCAGTTCTTCAAAACTATCTGGACGACCCAAATTACACCTGGAACCCCAGCGTTATCCCAGTGCCACCCAAACCAAGGCCAATTTGATGCCAGAACCAGTCGTCAACTACACCTACGCAGCCAGGCTTGAACGCATCATCGACGGTGACACGGCAGTCTTAATGATTGACCTGGGTTTTGACATGCAAACACGGCAGCATGTGCGGCTCAAAGGCTATAACGCCCCAGAAATGCACAAGTCGCTCGCAATGGAAGGCATTAGAGCCAAGGCTGAACTGGAAACGCTTCTATCGGGCAAGCAATTGGTGATCACAACCACCCAGGACTTCCAGCAGACCTTTGCTCGCTATCTGGCCGAAGTTTACGTGATTCACCAAACCGGCATCGAATCTGTGTCAGAACATATGATCAAGTCTGGATTCAACGTCAAACAGGGGGATTGATATGAGCGAAGACGAACTGAACAATCTGCCGAGCCTTCAGGGCTACATCAACGTCGAAGAGCTTAAATCAACGCTCCTAAAGGCGTTCGGAACAGGCTCGGTTTCGGCTTTGATTCTAACCCTTCTGACTGTCATCCTCGAGAACCTCAGCAAGATTTATGTAGGTCCGGCAGCAGCAGTAGTAATTTCAGTCGCATCCGCTTTGGCAGCATTGCTTAAGGCTCATCAGGTCGGGATGAAGTATTTACAAGAGGGCGAGTAACAGGTTATAATATGCTTATATGAAGAGGCCTAGAAATGTCGTCTTCCGTCGCCACCGTGTCAGCACACGACCGCACCGCACCCCAAGACCTCAAACGGATCTTGCCGATGCAAACCCCCGACCCTTCGTTCGATCTCCTGAACCCAAATGTGGGGTGGGTAATCGGTCCAATTGCTGTTGCAACGAGCTGGGTGGAGGCGAATCTAGTGCATGTCGATCTGAGCTGGGCAGAGTTGCTTTACAGCGTTGCGGCTGTGATATATGCGTCTGCGGGCTTAGTGACGAGCTTCAAAGAGCGGAAGCAATCAAAAACCTCCCCGACATCCAAATCATCTTCGACTGACAAAGAAGATACAATCGACCTGAAATAACCTCTGTCCCAGAAGGGTAAGGTGATCTAAGTGCCGGTTGGTCAAACGGTTCTATCTATCTAATCACTTGAAAGGTGAGCGATCATGTTTATCGAAGCAGTTTTTCTCTACGCCGCACAGCCGGAATGCCCAAAAGGCAATTGCAATCCAGTCCAGCAACCAACGGCAGCAGTCGTAACGGTTGAGCGCCCTGCCAAATTAATTACCTTGCCGCCTCGCCCAAACAACGGTGGTCGCCGCCCACGGAAATCGCTTTTCCACAGCAAGCGAGCTGCAACACAAATGAATTACATCTACATCTGTCCCAACGGGGCATGCAAATAATGTTTACCCAACTCATCATACGCCTGATGACCCCACTGATCGTGGAAGTGATCAAGGAACTGCTCCAGCAACTTGCCAGGGGCGAAGTCGTGAGCCTCAACGAGGAAACGGTTAAAGCCGCAATGGTTCAGCGTGAAGACGCTATTTCCAAAGCAGTAGCCGCAGCGACAGCTGGCCTGTGATACGGGTGTTAGCCACTTTCGGATACATCATACTTGGAATTCTTATCGGTTTGTCCTTGTGTCTCTACTGGTCTATGGATGACGACTGGTATGAGAAGTGGGAACGCCAGGACAAGCCGGAAGGGTGGGATTGATTATGCTTTTCGCTGCACTGATGCTACTTGGGCAAACCTCGATCCCCTCTTTCAACGTACCTCCGGTAACGGAAGTCTCCGTTGTTTTTGTAGATCGCGGTAGAACATACGTTGTCGGCACACAATCTGGAACAGTCAAGGCTTATGACGGACAGGAGAATCCTGATTCCGAGAAGAGACCCGTTCCACCGAGCCTGACAGGCCTTGCAAACGAGTTCTGGTCCATAGTGACCATTACTGTGCCTGACAAGGCAAAACGCAAGCAAGGGGCATTAGCCCTCGACAAATCGATACAGATCACTGAAGCACAGGCTGGAGCGTTGGGCCTTGACATGGCTCAGATCATCGGAGTATTGGCAAAGAGTGCTGACGACAATGGCATTCGGACTCATTGGTCTGGCGTGGCTCTTGGCGATCTGCTTGCAAGCAAGGGATACAAGACACGCGAAGAACTGCTGGCGGCATTAGCTGAAATCAAGAAAGCCTGTGAGGAGTTGAGCAAATGACACCTTACGATGCCCTCAATTTCGGCTTCGGCTGGCACAAAGATCCTCAGGAAGTCTCAAGAATCGTCTCAGAAAATGGAATTCAAGGCTTTTCCGCAACTGCCCCCCACCTCATGGACACCGCTCCCACTGGGCCTGTCATACTGACAAAGTACATGGACATGGTCTGGGGTAAGGACAAATGGATTTACAATCAGGGTTCATGCGGATCATGCGTTGCTAACGGTGCTGCTATGGCGGCAGAAATCCTCGTAGCCGAAGACATAACAGATAACGGTGCTGAGAACCCAGGTCGCCTCGACTGCATGTCCATCTACTGGGGTAGCCGTGTCGAAATCGGTGGTGGAAGACTTTCAGGGGAAGGTTCTGTCGGAGCCTGGGCAGCTCAGTATTTGCAGAAATATGGGGTTCTCCCTCGTAAGAAATATGCATCCGTAGATCTTACGAAATACAGTGCCGCCCTCTGCTGCTCAAGTTATGCCCGTAAAGGTGTCCCAGACGACCTCGAGCCTACAGCAAAACTCCACCCAATCAAGTCTTACGCCAAGGTTGACTCCTGGGATGAACTGGTCAGTGCGATCACGTCTGGCTACCCCGTCACTGTTGCTTCCGATCAAGGGTTCAGCTATACGAGAGACGCAAACGGATTCTCAGCCCCTAAAGGCTCATGGTCGCACCAGATGATCATCATTGGGATTGACCTCTCAGACGAGTCCGCAGTGATGCTCAATTCATGGGGCAACGACTGGATCTCAGGCCCGAAACCCGACTGGATGCCCGCTGGAAGTTTCAAGGTCCGCAAGAAAACTGCGGAAAGCATGCTTAAAGAGGGCGATTCCTGGGCTTTCAGCGACCTGACTGGCTGGACTCGCAAAGAAATCCCCTGGGCGAAACTCAATTGGTAGCCTGGTCTTTGTTCCTGCTGTATTTCTACCTGTACGTGATTCTCAACACCATCGCTCTGGCAATAGGGACCATCAGACATGCCTCAAGAACCAGACGACGACGATGAAGTCACGAAAAAGTCTCCGATTGATTCGCTTCTGGTCGATCTCGAGCAAATTGATGTCCAAGATAACGAAGGCTTTCAAGCCTGTGTCCTGCATCACTCCCGACTGCAATCGCTCTTGGGTGTTTGGCTACATGCCTCTCAAATGCAGTTGAGCAGCGAAGACGACCTGGTCATGGACGAACTCCGTCAGCAGCTAAAGCTCCTCTTGGCCGATCAAACCCACGACAAATACCTGAAGACGGTCAGCGTGTTTCGTGCAGGAGACTACACGGCAGAACCAGGAAAAATTTAGTTTGCATCAACAATTGTTTATCTGTTAATATATATAGGTGAGTATCTATCCATTGCGAGGAAAATATCGTGTCTGAACCGGAACTAAGTCTGGTTTACAAGCTGGCCCCAGCACCGAGGGTTGATAATTCCGACTCTGGCGGGTTCGCTGGCTATGCTTCGACATTCCATTTCCTTGATTATCATGGCGACATTATTGCTCCAGGTGCTTACAAGGCTGATATCCAGAGGTTCATGTCCAAAGGGTTCATCGGTGGCGTGAATCACGACCATGCGAATCCCATCGGCAAGCCAGTCGAACTCTTTGAGGACGCTAAAGGGCTGTTTCTCGAGGCGATTCTGGTGGATACGGTCAAGGCTCAGGAAGATCGCAAGCTCATCACGTCAGGCGTTGTCAAGGAATTGTCGGTGGGCATTATCCCATTGCAAATCAAGCGAATGACGAAGAAGGACACGCTCGACTATTGGAAGAAGGCTGGATACAGCCCATCCGAAGAAGAGTTGATGCGAGCCGAAAGCGGTTCCCGCCTGATCAAACGAGCAAAACTACTGGAAATCTCTCCAGTCGCCCTCGGTGCAAACGAACAAACAGCCATCTCGTCCTTCAAAGCTGGGCGAAAGATCTCTCAAACAACGGCAGACCTACTGGCCCAAGTGTGCGCCCAGGTCAAAGCGTCCTACGAAATGCTTGAAACTCTGCTTGTCGATGCCGGAATCAAATCCGAATCGGAAGAAGAAGAAGCCGAAGCTCCGGCCCAGGCAAAAATTGCAGTTGAAGACCCATTAAACGACCTTCTCGAAGCGTTTCGCGCCTACATCAAGGAGTAATACCCATGGCAGCATCGCCAAAATTGCGTGCTGAGTTCAAAAGTGCCTTTGCTGAGGCTGAAGCACTTCGGTTGAACGAAGATCGCAACGACGACCAGACAGCTCGCTACAAGGCAATCTTGCAAGAGACCCTGCCTACGCTCAAAGCCAAAATCGACGAAGCCGACGCCCTCGACTCCGTAAACCTCGATTCCTATCGCGACCTGACAAACAAGTCTGTTGGTACGCCTTACAGTGGCTCAACACGCTCTGCTGGTCACACAACCATTTCGGATACAGGCGAAGTTCACGACGATGGACTCGGAATCCTGACCGAAAAGCAAAACAAGGCGATCTCAACGCCAGAATACAGCCGGGCTTTTAAGGCTTTCCTTCACTTTGGTGAAGACAAGCTCAAGAACAACTACGCTCGGACATTCAAAACGCTGGTTGAAGGCATCGACGAAGGTGCTGGCTATTTCGTACCACCTGACATCTTGAACGAAGTCATCCAGCGTAAGCCAGCTCCAACAACCCTGCGAGGTCGTGTTCGTCAGATCACCACCAACAGCAACCGTGTTGTCATGCTGCGTACCACCTTCCGCGACGATGTCTATACCAGCCCTATTCAGGGTATGTGGACAGGCGAAGCCGGAACACCAAGTGCTTCCCTTGAGCCAACCTTCGGTGAGGTCTCGATCCCAGTTCATGAATACATGGGCCGGATTTCGATGTCCAACACCCTCTTGGAAGACTCAGGATTCAACCTGGAATCCTACTTCAATCAAGAGTTGCAAACCTGGCTCGATCTCCACTATGAAAAGCACCTTGCTTACGGTACGGGTGTAGGCCAGCCTCGAGGTATCTGGAACTCGATTTCCAGTAATGCTGCTGGTGAAGCAGGTCGATTCGGCTTTGTGACTGCATCTGGTGCTAGCTCAACGCTTGATGCCGATACGGTCAAGGCAATGCGATTCAGCATTCTGCCGCAATACGCACAGCCAAACTTCAGCTTCGTCATGCACCAGCAAACAGCGAAGACTGTAAGCCTGTTCAAGGCTACCAACGGTCAGTACCTGTTCCAAAGCGGTCAGAACTTCCCTGGCATTGTCCAGCCGATTCCTGACTCGATTGATGGGTTCCCAATCAGCTACTGCCAGTTCGCTCCTCTTCAAGGTACGAGCGGTAACTCAGTCGCGTTCTTCGGATCGCTTCAGGGCGTCTTCATGCCGATTCGTATGGGCTTGTCTGTACGGGTCTTAAACGAAATCGAAGCCGTGAACAATCGCCGTGTTTACCTCTTCCGTTTGCGTTGGGGTGCAGACACAATCCAAGAACAATACGGCAAATTCATCAAGGTATCTTGATATAAGCACAAGAGGAGAACTACATGTCACGACATAATCAGCTCTTAAGCGGCGTACAAGTCAAGCACCTTGCTTTTACCTCTGGCAATAGCACGGCTGTTCAGGTAAACACCGCTAATGGACTCTTCGGTGGGGTGACCTTTCTGGTCAACTTCGCCTTAGCAGCATCCTCGGCAATCAAGGTTCAGGAATCAGCCGATGGTTCTACGTGGACTGACCTTACGGTCGGTTATCAGGTATCAACCACATTTGGCACGCCAATTACTGCCGTTCCTGCTGTTCCTGGTGCTGCAATTTCGGCATCTGCAACGACAGCTGCAACGAACCAGTACCTGGCAATCAGCGTCAATCACCCAGGCAAGGACACTGCCGTCCAAGTGTCAAACACAACCGCTTTTGTGAGCAAGCCTTACATGCGTGTTGTAGCGACCACTGGCACAGCCACTTACGGTGTTGCATTGCTGCACAACTCGAACCTGACTCCGGTTCCGCAACCTGACGTTGCCATCGAGACCAAGGGAACCAACTGATTCCCACCTTTCGGCCCTCTGGGGCGACCTTCGGGTCGTCCCTTTGGGTTCGAGAGCTTAAGGAGGGCTTGTGGATATTCTGCTGACTCTAAACGAATGCCTGACGTATATTCCTGCTTTAGCGGATGCTCCATCTGCTACGGTCCAGGTTTATATCGATGCTGCGTCGAGGTTAGTAGAGAAGTTCTGCAATCGGATTTTCCTGTCTGACACTGTCTCAGAGCGGTATGTCGTCAATCAAGGCCAGAGAGTTTACCTTCGTAGAACCCCGGTATCGAATGTCTCCCGAGTTGCAATCTACCAGCAGTCGGACCCAGTCAAGGCTGACTCATGCGGCTACGTGGACAGCTATAACTCCAGCGAAACAAATCTTACGGAAATAAAGGTTGATATCAACCTCGAATACATCCTTGAGCCAAACTCTGGCGTAATGACCATCGTTAATCCTTACATTAACAGTTACAAGTCGCTCATCCGTCAGGATAACCCGTACAGCTTGCAGTACTTCTACAAGATCGATTACACGGGTGGCTTTGACTATTGCCCAGAACCTGTAAAACTCGCAATTGCCCAACTGGTCAGCAGCATGTACTCGTCTTCAAAGTATGATGACTCGCTCCAGTCCGAAAGGATTGGCGATTACTCGTACACGCGATCTGGTGCTACACCCTTTCTTACAACAAAGCACCCCGTTGCTAACCTTTTAGCTCCTTACGTGAGGTATTCAGTCAATGGCATTTGACGACTTCCTCAAGCAAACTGCCGTGATAAGCGAACTGCAATCCCTAAAGGATGTTCAGGGCGGCGTGTATCAATCTTGGATACCCGTTCTGACAGTCAAATGCCTTGTCCAGCCCAGGTCTGGTGGTGTTGACCGTGAAGATGCCAAAGACGGTTCTGCTGCAACGCATAACATCCTGCTCAAAGGCTCTCGTAACCTTACGGCACGCAATCAGATAAAGGTTGGAACATATGTTTATAACGTGGTAAGATGTAATGACTGGAATTCTTTGAGCCATCACACAACCGCTGAATGCGTCGTGGAGACATCCTGATGGATATTAACTCCGCTTTAAAACTAATCAATCAAATCGCAAAAAGCGGCGTAGCGTCCGGTTCCAGTCAGAGCATGCCCCAAAAGGCCTCGAAGCAGTGGGTCTCAGACAACAACGATGTTTTCAGGGTGAATTCCGCTGCCTTGGATGCTGTCGCAAAACACGCTGTTAAACGAGTGAAGAGATCATTAAGCGAAAAGTATCCACCTTCCTCCCGGCCAGGCGAAGCCCCCGCGAGAAGAACTGGAACGCTCCAAGATTCAATCCACTGGCGAAGAGGCGTAGAATCCCGTCAGTTCCCAGGACCAGCCAGCAATTCTGCCAGTGATGAAAAGAGATTCGCCTCTAAGAAACCAGCAGATTACGCATGGCGAGAGAAGATTCAAAGAGAAGGCTTTAGTGACAACTCGCTCATTACACCCTACCCAGTCCGACAGAACAAGTCCATTGGAACGCGAATCATCCAGGTCAATCCTCGAGCAGTAGACAGATCTGAACGCAGTCGCCTTGAGTATTACAGCTTTTACCTGGAAACGGGTTGGTGGTCCAAGGGGAACGACGGGTTTGGCGATAAACGCCCAGAGAAGCAGGGTGAAGGCGAAAAAGTCAAGCGACAGTCCGTCCCCAAGAGCGAGAAGCGTGAAGGTCCAAAATGGAACCCACCGAGACCCTATCTCTCACGACTGGCTTGGCCTGGTATCGCAAAGGAACTGGAGGGAGTCTACAAGGATTACCTCAGAAAGAACCTTCCAGACGCATTTAAATCGCTCGCAGATAAAGCGACCCTCAAGGTCACTTACAACCGTGGTCTTCGTGTCCCGTACATTTCCGACAACAAAAATCGTCTCTAGAGGCGGGTCTCGTAAATGCCAACCTCAATTGGATCTGAAACAGGTAACGGTACTACTACAGGGGGAACCTCCATGCCCATCACAGCTTCCGGCGTAATCAACGCAACAACCAGCATGACCCTGACCGATTCGGACGTGAACAGCACATCCACGGTCACCCAGAGCAACTCGCTTTCCTCTGTCGCTAGGCCTTCTACCGGACCTCCGGCGACCCCAACGGCAACTGAGCAGACCTACATGTACGCCAACCGCATGTTTAAAAAGACCTACACAGGTATTGCGGCTAACGCGACAACAACGGTTTCGCTCTCATCGTTCCCCGACCTGTTCTGCAATACTGGCACGATCTCAAAGATCAACTCGGTATCGGTGAAGAACACCTCCAATATGCCTGTCAATTTTGTGTTCAACGACCTGACAGGGGCAACGGGCGACATTATCAAGGTTCCGGCCTACGGATATGTGCAAGTGGGTGCAGCTTTAGACGGGATCACCGTTGCTGCCTCCAACTTCACCCTCCAATGTGCCACTGCTAACGCCACAGCCGACGCCCAGGTCACAATCGCCTTTCAACGATGATTCCATTTGCCCAGATCGTCAACCGCTGGACAGCCACTTCGGTAGCTCCGATGTATGTCGGGGCTATTCCTGAAGGCTTGTTCCCGCCTTATGCCGCACTAAACGTGGTGCAAAGCAATCAGGTGACACTTAGCGGGAACGCGATACTCTGGACGGAGTCTCTTCTGCAACTGAGCGTGGCTCATACGACATTGGCCGACTGCGAGTCACTGGCTTCAATAGCAATCCAGACATACGACCGTACGAAGTTTGAAGGTGTCGCTGACATGACTTTGCTCAATCGAGCCACATCTTACAGCGAACAGCCTAACCTTACAGGCAACCGCATATGGACAGCGACTTTGGAATTTCGAGTCAGACACTAATATCCCACCAAGGAGACTCCGATGGCTACGCCAAGACCAACGCCAGTTGACAAATACGCTCTAGGGCGAAACAGTTTTGTTGAGATGTGGTTCCTGCAAGCTGGAACTGCTGACAGTTATGTCGGATTCTCAATCTGTATCTCTGAGGGAAGCGTCTCCCTTGACACAGATACCATTGAGATCAACTCTAACTGCCAAGCGGGTTGGAAGGTTAAACTTCCAGGATTAAAGTCTGGCACGGCATCTTTCACAGGTTACATCGCCTCCTCGATTGAGGGGACTCCTGGACCTGGCGAAGCACTTGAGTTCGACTCAGATACAGCCAGAGATAAGCACGACATTATGCAGTATCTGGGGGAACCTTGCTTCTTCTACGCATACTCGCTTCAGTCGCCGAGCCAGGCTTCTGGTGAATTCGGCATTCAATCCGGCAGTTCAGACGAAGTTCCGTTTGCGTTGATCCCGCAAGGAAGCTCAATTCTGGCTGATGAGCAAGTCAACGGATTCTTCAAGACAGGCTCTGTAACGATCAGCCCAGACGATGCCGTCAAGGTATCTATGTCCGTTGAACTATCCGGCAAGCAGACCATCCAAGGGTTCGTTGCTGTTGGCTCAATGTTCCCAGCCCCCGTTTGATCATCCACTTGAAAGGTGGGATTCACTATGTCAGAAGCATTCTATATCGACAAGCTGGCTAACTCTGGAATCGAAGTCAAGATGGCAGGGGCGACCTTCCGGGTTCGTCAGCTTACTCTTCGCGATCAGGGCGTACTTCAGGCGATCATTCGCAAACTGCAACCATTCCCATCAGAAAAGGCCAAGAAACTGGTCATTGGGATGGATAAGCAAGTTGCGGGAGATGTGATGAAGGAAGCCCTGAAAGCTGACCTTTTCTATCCGACTCCGGTGGCATCCCCCGAAGGTTTGCAATTACTGGTCAACTCGGACGAAGGCCAGAAGGCACTCTTGAAAGCCGCAATCGGTCGGAACGAAGGTGTCTCTGATTCCACGATTGAAGATCTGTACGGGGAACTCTCCTACGCAGAATTCATGCGGATTGCCGCCATTGCAGTCTCTGGGGAAGATCCAGACAACGACCCAAAAGCGGAATGAGCAGCGGTTCGCATAAAGGTGATTCAGGAATGAATTATCAGAAGTTGATCAAGAATCTCGTTGTCGATGGACATATGTCTTTCCATGAGGTTCTTGATTTAACTCCTTTACAGATCGCTGCTCTGATGGCTGAAAACACGATCCCGCCAGGCGAAGTTGATCCAGATCTATACCGGAGACATGTAAATGGCTGATCAAGCACCCTGGCCTATTGATGCACCAACTCCAACCCCTGGAAACCAAAACGTACTTGCGCCCAACAAGCTGATCAAGCCTCCAGATGAGCCAGACGATGTATATGTAAATGGACTAAGCAGTCAATACATCAAATCGCACACAAAATACTGGTTCCCTGACATGACCGGATGGAGAGTCAGCTATGGAGAGCAAGGACCAGAGCATTGCCAGCAAACATGGATTGCCCCTTGGTACGTGGAAGCAGACGAGAACTACAAAGACCCTAAGGTAACAGGCGATCTAGGTTTCCTCGGCTTAAATTGGGCGATTAGGCAATTGCTCTCTTGGAACAGGGAACGGTACGACCACTACAACACGTTTTGGGACGGAATGTCGTCTGACAATGTGGAAATACCAGAATATCACACTTTCACGAGAGGCTGGAATTCTTATCGAAGGCTTGTGGTCACTGGTGTCGAGTTGGTTCCTCGCCCAGATTTGATGGATACAGCATCTGACATGAAAGCGGTAAAAGCTGGCGATAAGCCGACTATGGGCGTGATGTCTCTCTCCAGGCTTGATATCGATCAATGGAGCGACTCGGGAGACGAAAGCCTCAAGTACCTAAAGTATGTCGAATACATCCACGATCAACTTCGAGTGATTGGCGATTCGGATGGAGTTACCGAAGACAAGAATTGGCAGCAGAGGTTCCCTCGCATACGTTCGCAATACTGGCAAGTCAATCTGACATGGGGACCAGACCCTTACGTCAATCGCTACGGTATTCG